TTATATAACTTATCTACAATGGTAGGGTTCTCAGCAGCAGCACCCGTTACCCCTAATCCTTGCTCTTCCTCTTTCCCCTTCTTAAAAATAGAATTAATAATTTTTTGAAGTCTACTGTGTTGTTGGTTAGGAATGTAGCCGGGAAAAAACGGTTGCTCATCAGCAATATTACCATCTTCATCTTTAGTTAAAAGACCATCCTTCTCCTCGTCCCCATTTATAAGACCTTGAAGCTTCTCTGCAATAGCTAAGGTCTCTTCTTCTGGGGTGAATTCGTCCGTCTCCTCAGAACCCCCACCCGCATCTCCCGGAGGAGTTTCCGGGGCACCTTTTTTCTTAAAGGGTTTAGCCTCCTCCCCACCAAACATAATACCCCAGTATTTATTAGCGGTCGGCTGTTTACCCCTCTGACCGTCCGCATCTACGATGGCAACCCATTGAACTTGGTTAGTAGAACCTTTGTTAACTGTATCCCCAGCCATAATGGAACCAGTCTTAGTTTTATATAAACGGATCTCGGTTCCCGGAAAAGGTCCCGCTGCTGTCTCAATACTATCAGCCTCCCCAGCAGTAGAGACAATCTTTTGGATATTCTTCGCCTCCTCGCCTCCTGCTTCCACCTCATCACCCTCACGCAAGGATAGCTTAAACTTCCTGCGTTTCAACTGGTTATAATTTTCTAACAGGGCGTAGTAATATTCCATAGTCTATTATAGAGAAAGCCCAACCCAGAGGATTCTAGGCTGGGCTTTCTATCCGATTAATTTGTGTTACTTAGAAACGAGGCCGCTTGATGATCAAGTCGTGTAGCTGACATGCTCCATGAAATCATAGCGGAACACAACCTCAATTGTGTGGAAATCATTGGTAGAGTAGTTAAACTCAGCAGTCTTCCAACTCTTAGGATACACACCGAAGAGGCGAGTTTCCATTAAGGGTTGCCCATGTGCATCCAAAGAGACAATGGTTGCTCGTTGAGCTTTCCACCCAGTCCTAGGTGGTTTATCGGCGCTGTTGGCATTGAACTTACCGCTCATTGGATCATAGATTGAAGAGAACCAATTCCATAAGGTATTAGCTATCTGGGGCTGATAAAGGTTATCAAAGGTCACAGTAAGTTCTTCGGGAGAAGCTTTACCGGGATAGAAAACCTTATCATTTACACGGTGAACTTCAATGTCTTCCGTGGAAAAGCCCGCTGCGGTTACTTGCTTACAAGCTAAAGTCAATTTTTCGTGACCACCAGGGGCAGGAGGCCCCACCCCTCCTGGTGCATCAGCCCCACCTGGGATGACGAGGTGCATCTCAAATTGATACGCTCTTACAGAATCCAAACCCTCTGAGATGACGGGTAAACCTCCCTCAAAGTTGTTTGATCTGTTTGCCGTAGGGTTATCTGTGTTATAATACGGTGTATTTAGTAAATTTGCCATAGTTAAATTCTCCTAATTAAAAGGTTGCTGATTGACTAGTTAAGTTGAGTTCGAAGACCACCATTTCGGCTGTCTTTGTTGGTTTGATCATTACCGTGCACCACATCTCGTTGCGATCAACTCGCACGGGAGTATTAGTACTAGCGTCACACACAGCCTTAAATTGTGTAATACCCCTACGGTTTGCAATATCATCTAACATGGGATTGATAAGATCAGTAACCCTCTGCCAAGTAATTGGATCATTGGGTTCGAAGACCAGTCTCTGGGTTGAAGCCAAGATTTGCTTCTTAATGTAGATCATCATGCGTCTCACATTGATTCGGTCAAGAGCCGATGGTTGACGCTGAGTAGTACGCTGCCCGAAGATAGCAATTCCATTCTGAGGGAAGTTCACAACTGGGTTGAGGACATTTCCACCAGAGTACATCGAGTCACGATCACCTTGGTTAAGAACAACTTCTACATCCGTTGGCTTCGTTAAGCGACCACGAACAAACCCCGCAGGAGCAAACCAAGGATCAGAAACATTATCCGTTACACCAATCTGACGCGCACCATAAATTTCAGGTGCAAGCCAACGGTCCTTACCATCAAAGACTTGGAAGACTTTCAACCAAGGCCAGTAGAGAGCAGCATAGGAGCTATTAATCGCTGAGGATCGTTTCGTATCGAAACCATTACTCCATGCTATTGCGTCCCCTGTTCTACCTACATTGAAAGGAGGGGAGAGAAGAGCAAGGAAGTCTGTACTTCTTTCAGCCACAGTAATTAGGGCGTTCTGAATTTGCTGTGAATCACCCACTCCGACTCCTGGAGCTAAGGCAACCGAGATGTTAAGAACGGGATCATCCAAAGCCTCGATTCCAGTCTTTCCACCTTGCGCTGTAACCTCTCCAATAACGGTAGTGTTAACATCGGCTTGGAGAACGGGTTGTCCGTTAGTTCCCCCAGCCAAGTTGTAAGTACCTTGTACAAGCTTCAAGAATCTAGGGTTAGCCGTAGAGTTCGAAGGAATGTCTCCCTGTTTTCCAGTATGGGATCCAGCAACTAGACTGTCTAGAGGCTTAGTAAAGTTTTCAAGAGCAGTTACTGCTACAGTATCGTCATATTCTCCAGTAGCAAAGTTAGCTGTAATAAGATCGGAAGTCTTACCATCAAAGGTGGTTCCAATTAGATCTTCAAGGAAGGCTCCAGAGAGCAGCCCTGCTTTAAACTGATCAGTTGCCTGACCTAAATCATTAATTTGTTCAATACTAGCTGTTCCACCGTTCCTAGCTACTTCAAAGGAGACACCACTTGTACTGCCGTCTGCTACTGAGCCAGCCACATAACCCGCTCCAGGGTAAAGGCTTTTAACCAAGTAGGAAACCTCGGTACTAAGCATAGTAGTTCCAGAAGCCGTAATTTGCTTATTAGCAACCCCTGATGCTCCCAGTTGGTCAATCGCAGCAAGCCCACTACAATTCACCCAAAGACCACCATCATCTAGAACTTCCATCTTAACACCGAGGGTAGCTAAGTTACCAGCAGCACCGCAGCCTACGAGGAAGGAAGAAGCGTTAGCACTATTCTGGTCGGAGAACGCTCCAATATTATCTGTATCAAGTTCTCCTCCTAGGACCTTCTTAAGACCTAGACCAGTATTGGCCCCTTCAGTAGAAGATAAAGTAATAGTTCCCTTGGGAATAGTAAATACCTTGGCATTAACTACCTTAGCCCGAAGTTGATCATAAGCAGTAATAGTAAACCGTACTGAAGAAGTTCCTAGGTCTGCGCTTCCAATTGAGGACATACCAAGATCGGTAGAAACAATCTTAATAGGATTAGCATGAGTACCACTTACGATAATAGCGGGACACCCTCCAATATTAACGGCTGCGGAGGCTTCTAAAGCCCCCGAAGCGCAGCGGATAAACCGCATGGAGTTCGTTGCTTCTAAAATTTCCAAAGCCCCTTCAAGAGCTTGGCCCTTAATAGCCTCTGAAGGCTCTCCAAACTCTAGAATGAGTTGAGCAGGGCTTGTAATTAAAGTTGCTTTTTTGTTATTAAGACCAGCTATAGGACCGCGACTTGCGAAACCTACGATCCCAACAACAGATGAATTAAGGGTGGGGGAATAATCCGATACATCTTTTTCAATGACATATACACCGGGACTTACGAAATTTGGCATTTAAATTCTCCTGTTATTTCTATGCGTTTTTGATAGTAATTAGCTTTCGTTGTTGATAACGAATGCAATAATCTGTGAGATAGGAAGCGGGTACAGTAATAGACTGTCTAGGCTCAAGGTAGTAATCTTTTATACCCTTTTCGGTCCTTAGAGGCAAACTCCAACTTTGTAAACTGACATTGGTAATCTTCTTCATAGTGTCTCTCCTTAGTATATACAAGTTTCGATGGGGTTTTTGTCCATTTTTTTTAGTATAATGTAGTGTCTACATTAAACTCTTCAATTTCCCCTGTAGAGGTGATTAAAAATTTAGGATTAGGTATATAAGCTTCCACTTTTATCTTAAAACTTCTCCTAATAATCCTTTCCTGCCTATCAGAAGTTTCGAGGGTGGAGTTATCCACCTCTTGATCAATAAAAGATAACGCAGTATTCGTATAGCTGTTTTCTATTACTAAGTCGGGGTTGAACATTAAACGAATTTGCTCTACCAACTGGTCTAGATTACTCTTGTACTTAGCCCAGATGTTTATCCCATACTCAATGTCCACAGCCCGTGGAGCTATGCTTAGAACCCTAAAAGCCCTCTTCTTTTCATCACTCCACCAGCTTTCTGAAACAACATTAATAGAGGTTCGTCGCCTATTGTCTGAGTTCTGAGAAGAATCTTGATTAATGGAGATAATGGGTAGAATAATGTTATTCTCCTGCTTCAATTTTCCAATAGTTCTTTCAGGATTAGCGTGAATACACTTGACCCCTAACACCTCGTTCTCTGAGTTGATATACTTAAGTGTATTAAGTTTTCCTATTAAGAATCTAAGAGATTCCCTATAGAAAAGGGGGATATTATTCTTCTGTTGGGTTCTTCGCGCAATTTTATCTCTAGCCCAAACAAAAGCCTGAATGTTTTGAGAGGTATTAGGAAAGGTTGCCTTAGAAGCAGTTTCTATTTGATTAATTTTATAGGTCATCGTATTTCTCCTCTAAAGTTTGAACGGTTCCCACCATTCCAGGTGCCTCTGAGGTCTTAGTAAGAGGAACATCCTGCACATCTGCGGAGTCTCGTAGGAGTTTAGCTGCACAAACTAAGTGGTATACACCATAGATTTCAAAACTATCTTCCTGTACTTCAATGATTTCATACCTCTGATTTTGGAAACGAGGCTCTAATACATCTCCAGGTTTTAAATGTCCCTTAATACGCTGCTCCATGTAGGTCTTATTAAAAACAAATAGCTGATCGTTAGCTAATTCTATTCCAAATTGACCCAAATTTTCCTCTAATACCTTAGGCTCGTAGTGACCATAAACTAAAACAGGAGTCTTAGAGACGGGCTTATTTCGTGCTTCCATATACACCTCATCATACTGATCCTCTCCCTGCAAGTACTGGTAATATAGAATTTCCGATCCACTAATCTTAATCATTTCATCATCTACAATATTAAATAGATTAATGTCAGGGTTAGTGGGATCAAAGAAATTTAATCTACCATCCATTTCCTCTAGCTCAGGAATAGGAGGGGGTGTTACCCCTACTTTGAAGTTATCTTGTTTCATTAGTATGTTGAGAAGCGGGGTGGTTCTTCGAACTCATCAAGGAGCCGCTTAATTAGTTTTTCTTTTCCCTCTGCACTTTCCTTAACCAGGGCTTCCCCATTTAGCCTAGCTCCTCCTCCAGGTGAAGGTACTGTTTGATATTTACCTCTGATCTGACCCAAGGCTCCCTTCGCACAGGCTAACGCATACTGCTGTAGCCAATTCCTGTAAGCGGGGTGGAGAGTGTTAGAATTTAACGCCCTGTATACTACAATAACTGTTTGAGGAGTCACTACAGGTCTAGGAACAATGTGTAAGAATTGGTTATCTAATACACTAAACGCACCCTCTTGACCTAGAATCTTTCTAGTCATCTCTAAGTTCTGTTGCAAGAGATAAAAATCTCCTACCCCAAAATTTTGGAAGAGATAATTGTCTTGAAAGTATTTAATGAAAAAGTCAAATTCTAGAGTCCCTGCTTGGG